TGAATGGTACCAGGTGTTATTACACCCAGAGTGCTTTTCAGTAACCGGATATGATCCTAGTGTTAAGGTGGATTTTGTTCCATCTTCTATTGCTTGTCGTTATTCTTTAGGTCTGATTCAAACTAAACCAGAATCAGGCATTTCACATTTATTTGATTTTTTTTCTTCTATTATTTCAAGTGCACCATCGAGACTCACTCGAGGTGTATCTATGCTTTCTAATTTATTAATTCAACTCAAACCCCACTTTAGCGCTTTTAAAGTGGCCGCCGATTCAGCTAAAATTATAAAAACAATAATCTCATCAATAGTATCTGTTATCTTTGGAACTTTCAAAGATACTAGAGAATGGCTTCAGCATTGTATTGTAACTCCAGGAAATCCGATTCACGATATGACTACAGCATTTATCGCATATCAAAATGTTGTATTCATGAAGACACCATCGCTAGACACGCCGGATGCATCAGACATCCGAGACGCTTTTTACACCAGTAAGGCGTTAGTAGAAGATTTTGTTATGAGGGAAAAACGCTTCAGTTCCATTCATTTGGATTACGTTAAGAAACTCACAGAGGGGATGAATACTCCTCCCGCAGCTACGGCAAGGACCAGGGAACCAACTTGTTTGGTTCTTTCTGGTCCTGCGGGAGTAGGAAAGTCCACTATGTGGAAATCTATCGTAGGAGGCGAGCTTTTTTCAGAACAATTCTTGAGAGAGAAAGACCCTGTGGAAGAAATAGAGAAAGTCACTCATACTTGGAATTCATCGTCCGATTTTCAACCGGGCATGTCTAACAAGCGAGTGATTGTCTTTGATGACTTTCAGCAGCGTAGGGAGGATCAAGAGGAGGCGTTAGCAATGATTCATCTCTGTTCAACAGCTCCATTCCCGATCAATTCCCCGAACATCACGGGAGTTGAAATTAAAGGAATGTTTGCTTCACCAGAGATAATTGTAGCTTGCACGAACGTAGACGTCTCACAGGCAGCTCAGGGCTTAGCATCAACAGAAGCCCTCCATCGTAGGTATCATCTCGAACTACAAATGTGCGCACCTTATTGCAAGGAAGATCCTCGAAAGAAGATCTTCATTGTGAAATCGTGTGTCTTGTATAAAGATTTGATAGGGGTAGAGTGCGACTTGGCATCGGCCAAGTTGCTGTTTGCGGTTATCCATCGAGTGAAGGCAGAGCAATTCGTATCGACTAGGACGATGGTCACTGAAGAGATCCGCAAGGAGCTCTCCAAGACCATTCTCGAGCCGTTATCAGTTGCCACCATCACGCCGCAAGGCTCAGCATGGCAGAAGTCAGGTGATTTCTTTAGAGACGCAAAACGGGTTCTCACGATCCCGGAGTCTTCATCGAAGTTATCAGATTTCTTAAAGCTGACGAGCGATCTTATCGCTCACGGAGTTAGAGTAGGTACTCCACTCGTCATGGCGTTTTCCTTTCTGTCTGCATTTGCTCGCATAGAGCATATAGTGGGCCGCTTTATGGTTGGATCTGTATCAGTAACACAGTTTTGCAAAGAACTAATTAGACCCTTCATTGGGTTTCTTGTTACCACAGGTTTGGCTATTAGCGCCTACTATTCGCTTGTCACTCCATCAGAGAGCGAATCAGGACAGACTAGGACAGCAAAAAGACGAACTCGGACTTACGACGACGTAGTTGAAACCTATCCAGAGGCATCGCAAGATGTTTTTGCATCCGTAATCAGATCCTCCACGGGATCTGTAAAGATGCATCACAATGGAATGGGAGTAAACTGCGTTTTTGTGGGTGGACATTATGTTTTAATACCTAAACATTTTTTCCAAGAGCCGAGCATGAAGTACGTTAGTGAAGGTAGGGTATTCTCGATTACCAAGCACGGGTGGTCGGGAGCAGCGCGAGAAGTGAAGTTTGAATCTGCAAGATTGAAACCAATTCAGGGAAACATTTACAAAGGATTTTCTGAGGGCAACCTTAGAGAGGATGTAGTGTTGTATGAACTGGATAAACGTTTCTTTCAAGCAGAGAAGAATATCACGAGGCACTTCTGGGATGGGAGCTATTCTCTTAAAAATAGGGTCGTACATAAGTACGATTTTTATGGATGGGAGAAGAGCCCTTTCTTTGAAGTCTCCACGGGGACAGTGACTAGAGATATGGTTCATACTGACCGCGTGGAAGACAATACAGTTGTCTTCCATGTAGTCGGTTTGGCCACTTTTCAGAGTCGCCCAGCCTCGTGTGGCAGTCTTGTCAGGTTAGAGGGACAAGATAGCCCGCTGGTAGGAGTTCACATTGCTAGAACTACTGATGGTCAGGCAGCATTTCATTATGTTACCAGATCGTCTCTAGTGAAAGCGATGTCGAGCTCCGGCGTGCGAGATGTTGAGCAGTCTTTCATCACAACTCAACAAGAAGGCGCAGAGTATCTTCCTGAGGGATCTATTTTGGAATTTGTGGGACAGGTGGACAAAAATGTTCACCAGCCTACGAAGACTGATTTGGAACCCTCTGAGGTGTTTGAATTCTATGGTCCACACATAACCGAACCGGCAGTAATGTCGGGTCGAGATCCTCGATTATCAGAGGAATATGTAGGACCTAAGTTTTTCAAGCAACTCTTTAGGGGATATACGAAGCGTGAGGGTGAGTTCAGTAGTGAGGACCTTAACTTGGCTTTTGAATCGATGAAGGACACTATGTCCTACATCAGTTCGAAAAGCATTGTTAAGCACAAGCTATTGGGCGTAGACGAGATTCTCAATACACCAAAATACATTCCGGATTCATCTAGAATGTTGATGGGGACCTCAGCTGGTTGGCCATATATAACTAAAGGCCAATCAAAAAAGGACCTCTTCACGGTGGAAGAGAACGACGACATTATTCCGGGGGATGGAATTTTGTCAGAATATTTCGAAGCTGAAGATAAAATACAGCATGGAGTGGTGCCCTTCCTACCTTTTGCATTAATGCTTAAGGATGAGAGGGTTAAGCTCAGCAAAATAGAGATACCGAAGACGAGAATATTTGCTTGTTCTAACGTGATTCATTTCATGATTATGAGAAAATATTTTTATGCGCGGATGATGCAAATCTACCACGCCGACTTTCGGGACTCATTTTGTATGCCAAAGATGAATCGATTTTCTATCGACTGGCATGAATTTTCACAATTCATGCTTGAGGTGGGAAAGAGAGGATTCGATTTTGATTTTCAGTTTTGGGATAGATCCCTGCAGAAAGTAATGATTTGGATGGCGACTGAGATATTACTTGAAGGATTGAGTATTTCGGAACGAGAGAGAGACACTTTATGTGAATTGAACTCGTCCCCTTTATGATATTCGGAAAGGACGTATTAAGGTCGACAGGTGTGCTGATGTCAGGGTCTCTTCTGACCTACACATTAAATTGTGTAGTGAATGAATTGATCCACAGATCAGCATATATCCATGTTATGAAATCTAGAGCTCCATATCTTAGCTCAATTAGAGATTATCTTCAGTTTACCCGAGGAATGAGAGGAGGTGATGATACTATTTCGGTAGTAGATGACCGCATCCTTGAATTCTATAATGGGAAAACAGTTGGTGAATTCTTTTTGAGCCGAGGTCTGGGAGTGACGGCAACGGACAAAAGCGCTAATCTTGAAGAGAAGAAGGACTATCTTAGTCTATCTTTTCTGAAATGTCAGACACAGTATCGACAAGGTTATTTTCTACCTCTTCCAGAGGTAGGATCATTAATCGAGTCAATGTACTGGATAAGATACAACAAGTTTAACGCAGACAGGACAAAGGCAACGCAAGACAACGTGATTTGTGCCCTTCGAGGACTTTACTTTCATGGCGAGACGCTATACAGTGAAGTTCGAAGAAGAGCATTAGTCGCACAACCAGCCCTCATATTGCCACACTATGAGGAGCTGCATACCATGTGGCAATCGTATGCATGTTTTCCAGGATCACACGCAGATTTCGCAACTAGAGAGTTGCAGGAGGATCCCTTCATTTCTACGCCAAAGCTTCATCAATGGCGAGAAGATCAGATCTAAATCTAAATGAATCGAACACACGCAAACACACGGACCGGACAAGAAATCACAGCAATGGACAAGGCACAAATCGGAATGGAGGAGTCTCAGAGAGCAACCACTGAAGACAATACCAAACCGATAGACGGACTCGTAAACGAAACAGCAGATGAACGATCGAAGCTCTCCACGACAAGGGTGGGAGCTACGATTATGGACGCAGAATCAACAACAATAGTACCAATTTCAATAGGATCAATAGAAACTTCATCATCCAATGACCGTTCAGCAGCTTATCTCAATGATACTGATTGGAATTTGAAAATGCTCGAACATAAGTTTACTTATGTTAAAGACGCGGACTGGCCGATCACAGCCCAAGGAGGTACAATTCTTACTTCCCTTTCAATTCCAAAAGATATCATAGTTACAGCAGCTCAAAAGGCTCCATTTGACGTCACTCGACTTTGGAAATGTCGTCAAATAGTTATTAAGATTGTGTTGAAGGCATCGCCCTTTTATGCCGGATCTCTTGGTGTAGGATTTTATCCGTACACCATGACCGGCATTCCGGTGTCATCAACACGTCTCATTAACATGGGCGCTATGATTCAGAAGGTATCTCAAAATCAGGGGTTAGAATTTGTAATTCCCTTCAGATACCATGTAGGATTCATGGACGCAGCCATTCAATCATTGGGCGATCTTCATATTTTCGTTATTTCAGCACTTAGAACTGGACCAGACAACCCCAATTCTATTTCAATGTCAATATTCGCAGCAATCGAGGACAGTAAATTCAAAATTCCGGAAGTTATTCCAACTTCTAACTACGTTTCACACAAATTCGATAAATCATCATACGTAGTCACAATTCCGGAAGGCTCTCTCAATACCGTAGATATCAACAAGCCTCTTAGCCAACATTCTTATATCAAATTATGTGATGGTGAAGGAACTATAGGCGCTGTTGGAGTCCCCCATTTTCAGGACTCCCCAACCGACTTAGTTCAAATTCTCAAAAGATTTCGCAAATTGGACGATATCGTCATTCAGGCTACTGCAGGTAAGTCGCGGACAATTTTGTCCGTTGATGAACTGTATCAAGCTGCAATGGCGGGATTGGACGATTGGTTCGGATTTTATCGTGGATCAGTTAATGTGAGGCTCATCCCTCATACAGCAGATCCCAACTTTAAATTTTCGGGCGGCGTTTTCTACATCAGCACACCCAACGGAGATTATCCGTTTCCATCATCATATTTGGCAGGAGAGCATTATTTTTCAGATTCTCAGATAGCACAATTTACTGTCCCTTGGACACAACCTATTTTTATAGCGCCACGAAACGTTCAACTTCTTGGCGATTTAGTTATTTTTATAGACAATTACACAACAACAACAACAGCAATTAATTTGGAGGTGTGGGTTAGCGTAGGAGATGACTTTCATATGGGTCTTTATCAAGGCTCAGGCTTTTCCCTTTTCAAGGACGTAGCTTGGCAGCCGAAGACAGTCTCAACAGTGCCGGAATCTGGTTTCATAGACCAGGTTTCCAGAGCCATTGAGACCACCCTACCCATCGTTGAAAAAGTTTCCGAACTAGGAGCACTCTTGGATGCCACAATGATCACCATACCCCCTGCCCCTGTAATGCCCCGATCTGTCGGTTATACAATACCAACCGACTTAATGCAGTATACTGAGAGATTGATTACCACTAATCATAACGGTATGTCGCTTCCGGATAAGGAGTGCTTTGGCACTTCTGAACCAGAAACGAATATTGTTAATCTCTTGACGAATACTAAATCAGTCGTAGGCTATTTTACATGGGAGTCAGGGAGTCCAACAGGCACCCAACTTACTACCTACAAAGTAGGATGTCCATCCGAACCAGATTTCGACGGGCAGCCTATTTTCTCAATTCCACAACTTTTCCAATCTTGGCATGGAGGAATAAGAATCATCTTTGACGTCATCTCTACGGAGATGCATCGAGGACAGCTTCTCATTGTTTATACGCCTGGCGCTTATTCACCGCCCGCGTATCGCGATGCCACTCAGTCATACTTCACCACTCTGGACCTAGCAGAGGGTCGAGGTACACTGGCAATCGAACTTCCGTACCTTCAGCAGTACCCGTATCTTCTTACGGGTAATGCTGATGGTGTGGATGACGAAAGTCAGTTCATTGGCTCCATATCCGTGTTCGTACAGAACCCGCTCCGCGCAACCAGCACCGTTGCGCCAAACGTAGAGGTTATCATGTATCAGGCCTTTTCTCCTGACGTTAACCTAGCCGTAGCCGGTATGTCCAAAGCCTTTACATCAGCGAAAAACACAAGGCTTGCACGCATAAAACAAACAATGTTTCCAAAACGCAAAACAACACCGCAAATTTCTAAGTTTAGATAATTATTTATTCAGTATTTATTTCATATATTTAATCATTTTATTCAATCACTTATTTATTTATTTAATCAAATTCATTTATTCATTTATATTTATTC